GCATTTCTTTATAGATCACACAGGTGTAGGAAAGTACATACCGCGAGACACACTCCTAGCTATGGAGTGCCCAGTGACAAAAGCGGTCACTGAGTTCGCATTTGATCCTAATGCGTTAGAAGTGTTGCGAAACACAAAGGATCAACCGATAGATGCTGTTTTATACCAACTTCCAGTTGGTGTTACGCAGCGTAAAACAATAGTAAAACATTTTTCAGATGCGTCCATAGATCTGAAGAATCGACCGATAGTTATGGGCAAATACACACGGCACGGGATAGCGTTGCACCAGGGTAAGGTCCTTCAGGACAACTTACTTATACGCTACCCAAAAGGAGCAAACCGAAGCGACAAGTATCAAGTACACAATTCTTTTGAGTACGATATACAAACCGCTTCCGGTGATTGCGGCAGTCCCATTTATGTCTTAGATGGGAGTGCTATTAGAGGAACTATTGTAGGCATCCATGTGGCTGGGGATCATACTCAGCACGGAGACTCAGGTTTTGGTCTTATAATAACAAGATCGACACTAGAGTCAGCACTACAAAAATTTAGGGTTAAGGCAGATTTTTTTACACAAGCAGAGCCAGAGATGGGGTGGAATTGGAAACAGGCAACTGCGGACGATTTAGAGATGTCACGTCTCGAGGGTAACATTACCCTGAACTACTTGGCACCAGTCAAGATAGTTCCCCCCCAAAACTGCAAGGAGATTCAGCAATCTCCTTTGTTCGATAAGATCTCACCCCACATAACCGAGCCGGTTATGATGAGGGTGAGAGGCAGGGATCTCTTCCTGGAAGGAATTCTGAAGTATAAGAGACAAGCTCTACCTCTATCTCGTGAGCATTCCGAGATAATTTTAGAGCATCTTAAACGACAGATTTATTCCATGAAGACGGTCTCCCCTAGGGCTAAGGTTTCGCAATTTATTGCGATGAACGGAACGTGGCAGTATCCATATATTTCTCGCCTCGACTACGACACGTCCGCTGGATTTCCATTTTATGGAAAGAAGAAAGCGGATTTATGCGTGGTAGAAGGTGAGGACTATTTGGCTACCGAAACGTTACAGGACAACATCGATAGGATTAGGGAACAAGTGGCACGAAGAGAGGTCCCGGTGGACCCCATCTTCGACTCTCTGAAAGTGGAAAGGAAAAAGATAAAGTATGATGCAAGTGGAAATAGGGTTTATAAAACTCGGTTGTTCTCAGCCGGGCCTATGACGACCCTCATCCTATTCAAAGAATACTTTTCTGGTTTCTTTTCACACATGTTGCAGTCTAGACTGAAACATTACTCAGCAGTGGGTATCAGCAAAGAAGTCGAGTTCGATCGTATCGCTAATAAGCACCTGGCGATCAATGACCTCCATTATTCGTTTGATTACGAATCTTTTGATGGGGTCAAAGATCTACAGGGAAATTATTACGTGGTAGCAAGATTGATTACCGACTTCTTTTCTGATACCGAGTACACAAATCATCGTGAGACTCTCTTACGATGGGCTATGTGTTCTCCACACCAATTCCGAGAATTCGTGGTGCAAATCACGGGTTGTTCATCAGGAGTTTGGATGACTGAGTTAATGCAAGGAACAGACAATGCGATAAACATCAGGGGAGAATGGCTCAAGCTTGCCCCGCATCCGTATAAAACGATGACTCACTTTGATAGGTATGTTGTGGATACCAACTATGGTGACGATTTAATTTTAACGGTGGCGGAGTTCGCTGAGCCCTTCTTCTCTGGTGAGCAAATCAGAGCAGGACTAAAGGAAAGGGGAGTTACGATCACCCCAGCTGACAAGATCAGCACAATGATTGTAAGAAAACCGATAGAGGAGATTGAGTTCTTGAAGTGCTCATTCACCAAAATCGAGGGGAAGTACTATCCCAAAATGGAGCTCAATTCATTATTGGAAACAATGAACTGGATTAGAGTGACTAGTACATCACCGCCGCCAGAAATGGCTTGCGAGGACAACTGTAGAGATGTCTTGAGAGGATTGTTCTATCATGGTAAGGAAGTTTATCAGACTTACTATGAGAAGATACTCCAATTGAGACCTAATTACAGGTTGTATCAGTACAGGGAACTGTACGCCGAGTTCAAGGAAAAAGGAATGATTGCCGATTTATCAGGCGTCTTTACTCTGGGCTCTCATCCAGAGATAGAGAAAAGTGACTACTATGAGAGATTGGAACGGAAAAACAACCAGTTCGTCGTTGACAAGGTTAAACCAGTCGAAGACGAAAAGATCATGAATACGGAACGAATTGTTTTTGTTAAGGCAGAGATGGAAGCAGCGGATGTGGAACCAGGGCAGGTGGCCCAAGAGAGAGTCGGTGTGGAGCTGATTAATCAGAAATCGCCTTCGACTACTACCATACCCATGGCATTAAGTTCGAAAGCTGAAAAGATTAACCCAGAGACACCCTTCACTCTCAGTATGTCTCTACGACGATTCACGAAATTCGCAGACGTGGCAATAGGGGCAACCCCAGCGCCTGGTGCTGTGATTCAATCGTGGAACGTCATAGAAGACTTACTCGTAGGATCGAATACGTACCCGTACGTACAATTTTTAAGATGGAAGTGCAAGACGATTGTAATCCAGATCCAAGTTACGGGTTGTCAATTTTCGTCGGGGAAGGACCTTTTGGTCTGGAGACCGACGATGATTGACAAAAGCTTGGTAGTCGGTTCGCCGACACTGCAAGAAGCTCTCTTACTGCAACATGTAGCCATTAATCCTACATCGAACACAACAGCTATGATGAAACTATCGCCAGTCTTTTTTAAAGAATGGCTCAGCCTAGACCAAAAGAACCAGTATGGTCAACTTTTGTTGATCAGACAAAATCCTTTTGGTGTAGGCTCAGGTCCAGCGACCTATGGTCTCAAGTTGTTGTCTTCGGTGGAGGATGCTGACTTCATTTTGCCAGCACCTCTCCCGCCCCCTACTACGAGTGTGAGAGACAAGAGAAGAGCAGTCCTGGAGACGTTCAGGAAAGGAGTAGTAGAAGAAGATGAAGGCTACGATGTGGTAGCTGAGATGGAGATTCCGGAAAATGTAGATGAGGACGATCTTCCCATACATGTGTTTGCGGTCGGTTCTGGAGCGACGAGTGATACTACACCTCCTCATTGGGGTGAAACTTACACGTCTCTTCAGGACATGGTCAAAAGACAGATGCCTGTGAAGATCGTCAACGTAGATTTGACTTCGGACGATCTGGGTCAACCGCAACTTTACATCTTCAACAGTAAAGCTGGTTTGACTCCCTCAGATATGGGTAGATATCTAAGGAAAATCACATTGCCTTTTAGGGTCTGCAAGATTCCTAGACGCTATGTGGTGACTGCTCGAGTTCAGTCAGAAGGAAACTCGCCCTGTGTCATCAGGGGTTACGTGGCATATCTTCCGGCAGATATGTCCACGCCTACCAGCGCCGCGGAGAAATCGCAACTCCTTGGCGCCTTCCCGATCTCGGGAGGCAGTTCAATTGCGACAAGTTTGGCGTATAGCTACTTCGATAATGACACCTTTGCGGAGGTCGAAGTTCCCTATACGAACCCAACAACGGTAGCACTCGTGAATCAAGTGTACGATCCAACATCGGCCGCCACCTCATTAGTCCCAGTGTACGATCACCTTCAGCTCGTTATCCAGTTCGTTGTAACTGGATTCGGAGCGGAAGGAGTTCGAGTACAACTTGAGGTCTTTGAGATGGCAGCCGACGAGGCTCGTGTCGGAGTCTTTACTTCGATGCCGTTGGCCAAAATCTCCGGAGGATTATGGCCAGATTCATACCCAACAGCACGTAATGTTAGCCCGCAGGCAGGAATATTAGGTGGTGTTGTGTCCCGCATAGGTGGGGCATTAGAGGACGTAGTCTCAGACGTTCTTCCCGATTCTGTAACAGGACTCGCGAAAGATCTTATGGGCTCCCTCCTCGACGTGCCAAACGTATCGACGGCTCCTGAGCCTTTAAAGCTCAAAAAGAGAGGTTACTATAGTAATACCACGCAAGTGGCATCACTAGAGCGACTTTCTGCATCGGCAGGAGCGATGCAGCCCATGGCCCCGGGGGATATCGGGACGACAAGGGACGAGATGAATATATTAGATTTCGCTAGGCGACGTATGCTTATAGCCACCAAGACGATAACGGTGACCACTGCTGCGAAGACACTTCTGTATGGAATTCCAGTAGCCCCTTTCATGATGGTCGATTACACGACGGCTCAGACAATGATGCCGATGGATTTCGTAACTCATGGAATGAATTACTGGAGGGGAGGAGTGGAGCTTGAAGTAGAATTCATCTGTTCTAACTATGACGAATTTAAGGCGGAGATGACTTTTAGCCCCGACACGATTGTAGCGCCATCATATGATGCTGTGTCCACACAGTACTATATGTCAGCTCTCGTGAAGGGAACTAATAACAGGTTCCGCTTTAAAGTTCCGCATTTTGCGGACATGCCGTGGAAGTTGGTATGGAGTGGTCAAGAGCTCGCAGACGATGATCTCGAGAAGGCGAACACTTCAGACTACTGCCACGGTATTTTCCAAGTATGGTTAGGATCGAACATTTCGAGTCCAAGCACCACCCCGAACACCATATACATGAACGTGTATGCGCGTGCGGCGGATGATTTTATGGTCGCAGTGCCGTCAATGAGAAACACCAGCGTTTTGGTGGGTCTCACGACGACACGCGAACATAAGAAGAAGGCTAAAGCATAGATTTATTTTAGGATATTTTCTTTTTTACCTCTTTTTTGTTACTTATTTCTTTATTTATTTAACAGTCTTTTAATGTTATATTATTATTTATTTATTTTACTTATTTATTTAATTTTACTTATTTTGCTTATTCGACTTTATTTATTTGATTGAGTAATTTTACGGTGCGTTTGGGAATATCCTAGATGCATCTTCACATTAGATGTCCTTCATTGACGTATCTTTATGGTATGAGGTGGGGGACTACATTAGTTTAATGTATGCTTATCCGAGCTTCTAAAGGTAGAAGCCGTATTTATTTCTATTTTAATCAAATAGGCATACTTATAGCATGG